GCCATTTCTTCAATGGCGCGCTTGCCGGCTTCAGTATTCGCGTCTTCGGATTGGGTTAAAAGCTTTAACTTTTCTATTTCAATATCAATTAGATCATTTTTAGCTTTAGTTTTACTAGAACTTTCAGCCATTGTCTCCAATGACCGCCTCATTGCCGCTTCTTGAGCGTTTAAAGCTGTCATAGTTCTTTGGCGGGCATCGATCTCTTTCTGGGCTGCAGTTACAACACGCTGTTCAGCCGCTGTGGCCGATTGGTTCTGTGCAGCTATTAGATCAAGTTGTGAATTGGTAAGATCTTGTAGCTTTTGATTTAGTTTGTCAACGGCGCCGCCTTGAGCGGCCAATGCGTCTATAAGCTGTTGCAGTTGTTCTGGGGTCACAGATCTTACCTCTTACTAAACTAAATAGTTTTATACTAAAAAAGCCGGGCTTGCTTATTTTTGTGATCCGGGGGGTGCAAACTGAGGCGGCAGACTCGGGGCATTATTTGGGGTAAGGGTATGAGTATTAGAGTTAGAGCTGCCTTTGCCTTTAGAAGCATTCTCAATAGCTTCTTTTTCCATCTCTAATTGTTTAATTAAGCGCTGCGTGAACCATGAGCGTAGACCAATTGGCAAATTATATGCCTCCAAGAAAGACCATCCTCCTGAATATTTCAGGAAGAAGAATTGCTCATACACACTCTCCATATATTCATCGGTCAGGCCAAAAAAAGTCCGCAGAAAGCGGCACCTCCATGTTCTGATCGTAATCACACTCACCACACTCAAAATGTTGAGTCATATCAACATTCGGCGCCGTGAGTTTGTACGCCAACCTTAGATGGCGTGAATCAGTAGATGGCATATTTTCAATAAGGTATCTAATCGCATCAATATTTGAGTCACCGTTAACAGCAACAATTAACGACGCTAATTGGCGAGTAATACCGTGTTCTTGGCGTTGTTTCTTATCCGCCTGTGCTCCGGCAGCGAGGCGCTTTTCATCCGTCCCTGTCAAAAGCTTAAAAGTTACAATAACATTGGTTTTAGGCAATGTTACATCAAATGTACTATTTTGGTTATCGGTTACCGACATTGTGTTGTCGTCGTCGCCAGTATAAACCGATGCGTCGTTTAAGTCAAAAGAGTATTCCTGATTTTCGCCACATTGTGGGCATGTTACCTTGGTTGTATAGTCACTGCCATATCCCGATACACGGGTGGCTACAATGATAGCGTTTCTGTCACCGATGAACAGTGAATCAGGATTAATTGCCTTATTAATGATTAAACTACCAATTACTCTATCGAGGGCAACACCCTTTTTAAGCAATGTCCGCGATGTAAGCATATCTTCTTCTTTTGCGGTCATCTGCTTAATTTCAATCGCCGATTCACCATGTAGTGGGTGGCCCGGCGGGTAGTATCTACCACCTGAAGGTAATTCCACAAATTCTGTTGGAATTACAAATGAGAACCCTTCCGTCCCTTCGTTCATAACCTGAACTGGCGGGGAAGTATCCTGTTGTTGAGCGCCTCCTTGGGAGCGATCTTGATTTCTAGACAATGTACACCTCTCGTTTTATTAACTTGTCATCATGTGTTAAAGAAGCTTGTTCCGCCACCTGCTACTGCGACCGATGGATTGGCGGTTTCAACGCGGGCCCAGTCGTACATAAGCTCAACTGTGGTAGTAGTAAGCTCATCGTCACCATATGAAAGTTGTCCAAGTTGAACGTCTTTAACAAATGCGTTCCAAAGTGTCCAAGTTTCAAGCGGCTTACCGTCAGAATCAATTTGAGAAATGATAACGGTACCGAGGGCGCCGGCGGCCTTCGCCTTGGAAATAGAACCAAGAGAAGTTGCGTTAGCGGGGGGCTGATAGCCGGATAATCTTAAAATATCGGAGAACGTTGCTGTGACGTCGGGATTAACGGGATCAACCATTTCAACGGAAATTGTATTCCAAGTGACAGCGCCCGGATAGTAAAACTTATGGTTTAGATAAGCATGTTCTACATTTTCAATAGTAAAGCTAGGCTTTGTTGTAGTTTTGGCGTACCATGCAATGGCTCCACCTTGCTCAGCTTGAATTCCTTGGAATTCTACTGTAAATCTGAAATTTCTTTTTGGATCTTTGAGGGTTGGATCCTCTCCGAAGTTTGTTGACCAAAATGGCATTGTTTAAGTTCTCCTGTTTATAACAATAAATAGTGAGGGGAATTATTTTCCCCCTATGTTTTAATCATCAAATGATGCACCAGTGTTGAGGATTACGAAGTCAATAGCGATGAATTCGATAGCTCTTGCCGGTTTAATCATAATCTTAGCGTACATAATGTTTTGATCAATAAGATCAGGCGTCGTAGTAGACTCATCAAGGATTAGGCGATAGTCAGTGATACCGTATCTTGTCTTAACATTTGCAAGGAATGGTTCTACAAGTCCCTTGAAGCGGTTCCAAGTTGCCTGTACATTTTGCTCAAAGAGAATTTGAGTAGACAGAATGGAGATTTGCTTCTTGAGGTAGATTACCAAGCGGCGGACATTGATTCTATCAAGCGCTGATTGACGCTCTTGAAGAGTCTTTTGTCCGAACAACACGATACCAGAGCTTGGGAAAGAAGCAATTGGGTTAATGTTGTACTCGTAAAGGGTGTCGCGATCTTTAGAGGTTAATCTTTCGCTGACATTCACAATCGGGATTCCAGCAGCACCATCGGTAAGGCCGCCGCGATTAAAGCCAGCGGGAGCAAACCAGACATCAGTCTTGGCTTCGGAACTTCCGAGAACACCAAGAATTGCAACAGTGGGCGGTACCCAAACAAGTTGTCCCGTTCCTTCGTCGCGGGTTTGTACCCATGGGTAGAAGGTTGTTCCGTACGAGGAATCAAGCCTTCTGTCCCTAAGACCAAGAGAAGCTTGATCCGGATTCGTGCCGATTCTGCTAGAAATATCCGAGTAATATTGTTCGTGCGCGGGGATATAGACGTTTGGAAGGTCAATCAAGGCCAGCGCGTCTGCACGCTCTTCGCAGATATCAATCATGCGCTCTGTAAGGGTCTCTTGAGTGAGGCCGGGGGCTGTCAATAGGTTCATGTCCGTCATCTCAGGATCTGAAACTGTATCAATCGCACGCCTATATGTGTGGAAGACATAGTTGTTGTCCTCTGCGGAAGTTGATGACATGAACGCGTTGTAAAGCGGATCTGGTCTGGTGATATCCCAACCGTCAGCGCCGCCCCAGAATGGGACAGTAAATCGGTTATAGCCTGCATCAAGAATATCGGTGTAAGATGCGCTAGTGACAGAAGCCTCTGCTTTACGTGAACCGGAGTTATAGTAATATGCAGAGCCGGAAGTCTCAATATCATCTAATGAGAAGATATAGGACCATGCGTTGATACCTTTAGTAAGATATACACCAGATGTCGGATCGTCAGGGAAGTTTGCATATGGCAATCTGTGGAAGTCTGCACAACTTGCGTCGGGCCTTGTAGAAGCCGGGCTGCGAGTGGAACTGAAACCAAAGTATGCGTTAGTGGGGTCTCTCAAGCCACCATCGGAAGCCGAAACTCTGATAGAGGAACTTGGGAACAGTAGTGAACCACTCAGGCAGTATGCAGTAAGATCGCTGCCTTTACCGGCGTCCTGTAGTGAGCCCGACAAAAGAGGCGAGAAGCCGGTGTGATTGCCATCAAAGGAACCGTTTCTATCTCCTCCAATGAATTGTCTTCCATCTAAGACGAAAGAGGTGCTAATAGCTCCGATTTCAGAACCGGTAATTCCTGTAACACTGGCTGGCCTAGGAGGGCCATAGTAACCAAACGGAAGAAGCGTTGAGTCGGTTGCGCCGGCCTCAACATCTCCATCAAGCTCAACATAAAAGTACTTAGACTTGTTTGGATAATCACCATAAGTTTTGAGCATCTTGGTGGTTGAATCCCATGCTACATATTGAGTACCGATCTTGCGGCCGATATAGCTGGGGGATTTCGGATCCAAACTACAGTTGTCAAATCTTTCTAGAACAGAAATCTTGTTATCAGTGTCTCTAATATCCCGAACAACAACCGAGAAGGTGCCATAAGGATTTGAAGTGGTGGAGGATTGACGAATTTTTTCAATTGAAACTTTTGCATTTTTATGCAACCATTCACCATGGCCGCGGCCTTTCAAGCGGAATAGTTTTTGAGTGTTTTGTGGCTCATAAGAAGCTGCAGTGCCTTGGTCTTGGGCAATAAACCAACCAGCAACTGCTTCGCGTGAAGCCTGTGCCTTCATGTTGGCAGGGCTGTAGTCGTTGTCAAGCTCACCACCGTAGGCTATTGGAAGCAATACACCAAACATATTTTGCAGACTGTGCATACCTTTTCTACGCAGTGCTTGTTCATAAGACTCACCAAGCCAGTAATCTTTTCTAGCGCTAGCGGGGTAGAAAGTAGTTGTATTGTTGCTAGCAACTTGAGGATTAGTATTAAACCTCTTGCGAAGGAATGTCTCTTGTGTGTCATCGAAGCCAAACGTAATTGTTTCAGCATGCTGGGTACCTGAAACGAAAAGATTGAATAGTCCGTTACTGTCTGACTCAACAACTTTACCAACACCCTTAGTACCACGATCCAGATCACCCGCGGGGCCAACAATATTGCCACTTAAGAAAAGCTTACCCTTATTAAGATAAAATGTAGCTGCGAGTGTTCCTTCGCCAATGTTTGCAGACGAACCAGAACGGAATAAGAAAAGACCGTAAGCTCCACCGTTGCTTGTCAAAGCAGTAGTTGACCCATCCAGTCCACTTCCACTAACTGGTTTACCCGATGTAGTCCAGCCTGCCGCGGCATCGCCGCCGGCGGACTTGCCAGTTGAGGTTTGCTGACCCAAAAGACGAATGAATGTCAGAGGGGCAACATTCGAACGAAGGAAAGCTTTAGCTGCATAGGTTCCATACATAGGTGACTGATAGTTACCATCACGGTAGACATCGCCACCTCCTGAACCGGCTACGGTATCTCCGAATTCTGTTACGAAATCTGAATATGAACTAACTTTGACCGGAGTCATCGCGAGGCCTCTACGTGAGCGACCAATTACGACCGGCCCAATGGCGTCTGCACTCTTGGGGATAAAAGAGTTATCAATCTCGTTGATAAAGACTCCCGGAGATACAAATTTAAAACTTTTCACTGACATTATGTGTCCCTCTCTTTGGTTTAATGTACTTTATGCTTGCGCAATCAAAGATAAATAGTATTTTTAATCCCAAAGACACTTCAGGAAGTGTTTTAGCCCCCAAAAAAGTCTTCGGTACCGGGAAGAGGCTCTGATTCACGAGGAAACATGAGTTCAACAATACTTTCTTCGATCCTTACAATCGGACGATCATCGTTTTCCCCTTCTCCCATCAAATAACCAAGCACTCGGATGCTTATTTCAGATGTAAACATTCTCAGCTCTTCGTTAAGGTTGGACACGTTATTATTGTGTGTAAAGCTCTGGTCAATAAAGGCTTCATAAGAGTGGCCATTTCTTTTCATTGTAAAGGAATTGATTTGGCCAGTTCTAGTGATGAATGGTGCCATCATTTCGTTCATCTGTTGCTGATACTCACATTTAATCACAATTTTGTACTCCACATTAATATATACGGGAATAGGAACAGAGAGTGTTTGAATTACAACCTTCTTGTTGACTCTTGGTGAATATAACTGATTTTCGCCCGTAGTATCGTTTCTGACAGCACTGACAACGGCAAAATTCCTTGTTTTATCTTGTTTAATCTTTTTAGCTAAAACCATTCGACCAGTTCTTCCATTTTTGTCTTTGGAATAAAGGTGCGCCTGATATGAACCTTTACGCTCTGGATCTTTGGTTATATTTGTTCTCTCGACGCTTATCAAGGGTAGTTTCAGGGCACCAGCATCGTCTCGCAACTCTTTTTCGTTCTTAATCTGAAACGAGCGCTCGGGAGTTTGCCACAAAACAGGAACTTTAACGAATCCTTCGTTCGTAGTGGCGCTTAGAGATAGATCCTCTTTCATCCATGACATTAAAGAGTAATCAATATTCTCAATATCAGAAACAAGCATCCCAATCTCTTTCAATGAAAGATTGTTAGAATCCATTGGCAATTGTGCAAAGTCAAAATCATTAGGAAGCATCGAATAGCCCCTTTCTGGCGCGCTTACACTGTGCTACAATTTCAAATTCTCTACCAGCCTGCCCAAATAGCAGTTTTGGCTCTGATAAACTGATTATTTCGTAATAATAGTCACCGTACAAAACAAAGTCTCCCTCTCTTACATAGAGATCCTGATCTTCTTCAAGCCGGCGCTTATGAAAATGAATCATAATTTCCCAAGATTTGTCAATCCCGGCGCTTTCCATGTAATCTGTGGAGTAATCTGTGAACTCAATCAGTGCATATACCCGAATTGGGGGTAAATACGTCTTTTTGATAGCTTCTCCATACAATTCATGAAAATCGGTGGCTCGCAAATCAATAGGATAATATAAAATTTGTTGGCCTATGACCTTTTCAACCAACTCGTCGTTAATTTGCTTAACTAAGTCGCGTTCTTTCTTTCCTAGAAAAAGAGGCGGTGGCGGAGCATCGGGTTTTGACCATTTATTATCGTCTGACATCTAATAGCTCCTATCCTACAAAAATGGGCAGCGGCGAGCGCCTTAAAGTTTCTTCTGCTGCTGTGGTCTTTTCTTGATCTTTCTTGGCCAATTCTGGGTATTCAACTTCTTTAAGAATTTCCATCAATTTATCTTTAAGTTGTGTTTGTTCTTCTTTCGCCTGACTAAGCAACTCGGAATGATTAAGGGTCACACTTTCCCCCGGTATAGGCAGTGTAGTGAACTTACCACGGATTTGTCCTAGCATTTCTTTACATAAAGCCAACGAATACTTGCGAATCCATTGCTTTCCGATTGCATTGATGTTCTCGTATGGAATATTATCAAATGGAAGCGTATTAAGATTATTAATACCCTCGATACCAGTATCCGTATCCCCCTCTTCATCAAAAATGCTTGTTTTTATTCTAAATTTAAACCAAATACGATCTAGATAACCAGCAAAACTGTCGGCACCTCTTGGGGCCGGATATAGTCTCAATTTGTTATTAATTAATTCGTATGAATAATGTGATACTCTAGTATATAAAGAGTCTTCATACATTATGGCCTGAAGCTTGTTCTGCCATGTTGGAACAATTTCAAAGGTTGTGTCATCTGCATATTGTCCATAAGTCTGGTAGTTTCCAACCACCCCTACGCCCCCGTAGTAACCGTAAAAACGCCACATAGCTATTGGCGAGCGATAATATACCTTATCTATAATAATTCTTTTGTCTGTGACTTTACCAGAATAATCAATCGTGTCGCCGTTGTCATTCACCCCAGATGCGGATGAGCTAGATATAATTGTTTGTAAATCGTAATCTTGTTGGTTTGCTGTTGTTGTAAACGAAGCCGAATATATGCTTGTGGTACCCCCAACACCAGCCATTGTTGCCATGCCATCAGCAATCTTGTTTGTGTAGTTTGCTTCTATTCTTGGAAATCTCAAACTGGCACTTACAGGGCCCGACGTAACTTGACCTAAATGGTTGAATGTACCAGTCACATCACCCAGTGCATCGGATAAAACGTTTTTACCTTGATGTAGGTTGAAGATATACGAATATTCTAAGACCGCTTCTTCATACGCGGCGTAAACATTGGCTGGAGTAAGCTCAATATCAACAACATCGCCGCCGAGCTTCTTATAAACGTAGGCAACTTGGTCAGAAGCGCCGCTACGGAACGCTGCAGAACCAGTATAAATTCCAAATGGGACCGCCGCCGACACTAACTCGGCCGAGCCAGTTGAAGTCAATATAATTGCGCTTGTTTGTGATTTTGGGCTTAAGTCTCTTGGCACGCACGAACCCTCCTATTAGGTAAATAGTTGATCACAACCAAAGATAAACACTTATGTAAGATATTTACGAAGTCTTCTTGGTTGTCTTGGTTTTTGTGGTTTTTTGGGTCGTGGTTGCTTTTTTAGCAGTGGTTTTTTTAGCCGGTGGTTTCGTTGTTGTTTTGGCCTTTAAGGTTGGTGTAGCCTCTTTTTTCTCGATTTTTGGGGCCTCAACCTTCGGAGCCTCAACTTTGGTCGTCTCAACAGTCGTTGCAACGGTGGGAGCTGTTTTTGCTACCTCTTCCGCTAAAAGAGCCTCGCGACGTGCGGCCTCTCTTCTTTTAAACATTAATCTTTTACGTGGGTGCATAATATATCCTCTTTATAAAATCGTGCAATACTAAATAGTTAGAAATTAGCAAAAACGAAAATCTGGAAAAATAGGCGCCGAAATTTTTTAGCAAATTGCCATTTTTAAAAAGAAAACCCCCTCCGAAGAGGGGGCAAAACATAAAGATATATTTTAATTATTTTTTAGGCGTTGCCTGAGTCCGTACCAACAGTGACATCAGAGATATCGTGTGACCACGACTCTGTAATCAGCCAAGTGGCAGAGCCAATGAATGTGACTGTAACCAAGGTGTGGTTTGCGGTTGCCGCGGCGATATTTATTCTATCGTGTGTACTTCCGTTGAACGTCACGGCCGATGGCGTAGCAGTTTCGCGATCATGAAAAAGCCCTTTGAAGAAGTGCACCCCATCGTAAGCATCGATGGTACGATCTCCGCTAATCGCGGCGGAGTGGGTGAACGTAAATGTACACCCAGTCGTTGGAGATTGTGGCAGATTAATGGCGTAAGCGCCACCACTCATATCAACAATCGCCCCGGAATCTGCATTGGTTAATGATGTTTCCGCGGTGACACTTTTTACCTTGCGAACCACACCAGAAAGGGTGGCGCCATTCATAGCTATCTCTCTTTTCAAGTTTTCCATTAAAGCTTGGACTCTTGCCAAGCCTACTCTTTTACTTCCCATAGTTTAAAACCCTCCATTTGTAATCATGTTAAAAACATTTATGGTGAACCTTTCGGTTCGCACGTAATTAGTTTTCACATATAAGAAGGCCCTCACCTTTTTCAAGGTGAGGGCTTTCTGTGTTGTGTTTAACGTGGTTTTTTACCAAATATATACTAAAAGCCTATATATCAGGATTTGCCAGATTCACCCAACAGTCCGCGTACGATAACAAGTCCGTACATATCAGGACGCACCATCTTCTTCGCATAACGAGTCATCACGCCCTTACGAGGCACGAAGTCTTCTGGTCCGAAGATTGTTGGTGTGGTCTGCAGTGGGACGTATGGGGCGTACACGTATCCGCTTTCAAGGAAAGAGGAGCCGCGACGGCCAACAAGAACCACGTTGCGGAGGAAGTAAGGATCAACGATAACATCGAACTTCTTGCTCAGCGAACCAACATTAACTGCTCCAATTGAACCAGTCTCTGCATCTGCAGTCACGTTAGCACGGAATCCAGCGGTGAACTCAAGGATGTTAGCAACTTCAGGTCCAACGACGACGAAGTTAGCACCACCACGAAGGGTCTTGCGATGAATTTGTGCCGACACATCATTGATGGTCTCACAAAGGGTCTCGTACCACTCAGATACTGTACCGGTGAAGTCGGGGGCAGCAGAGCTAGCTCCAACTTCAGCACCACTTGTCTTGTCTAAGAAAAGACCGGGGGCGCGCGACCAGTAATAGGTAGCAGCCTTAGCACCGTTAACAAGGTCAGCAACGATCTCACGATCAATCTCAAGAGCAATTTGCTCAGAGAGGATGCTGGTCAACTCAACTTCAGCATCAAGGTTGTGGTAGGCGTTAAGGTCTTGACCTAACTCCGGAGTCCACTTAGCCTTGAGCTTCTTGGTTTGAGCGGTAACAGCAATGCTGTCGACCTTGATGTCGATCTCTGGGATGTCCGCTTGACCTTCAAGTCCCCAAACAGTCTGACCTTGAATAGAACCAATGGCATCATCACCGTTAGCGAAGTCGTCAGTTTGTGGGAACAACCAAGTACAAGAAGCACTCATTGCGAGTGTAGGTACGTGAGCACCAAGAGCACCCGCGGCAGCTGCCGAAACACGAATTTCATCAACTGAACCCGTCTTACCAACCCAAGTAAGCAAAATGCTATCCCCAGATGTTGTCTCGTCCAAACCAACGTTAAGATCGTCGGCGAATCCACCGGGAACCGGACGTGTCAGGCGACGTACAAGGCGCGCACCAGCACCGACCATTGCTCTCGTACCGACAGCACCAGCCATCATATCCTTAGCTGCTACACCACTAGTGGCCGAAGATGTGATTGCAGACAAGTTCTGTACATCAAGTTGATCAAGGGCCGAAGCCGAAATTGCAATAACGCAAACAGCGTGAGTTGCGGTTCCTGTACCATTATCAAGTGCAAGAATATCGGGATCGTAGTCAATTAACTTACGGTCAAGATCGGTCATGCTCGGGAAGATAGCAGCACCGGTAATGAATACACCTGTGACAGATGCATCAGAACCACTTGGCGAGGCGTATGCATAACCACGTGCGGACGTGCGAGGACCAGAAAGGTCACCACCACGAACATCGGTGAGGTCAACACCGCCTGTGATTTCAGCACCAACACGGTCAGTACCATAAATAGACTTACCGGCCAAGTTACCAAGTTGGTTGTTACTCGATGAATCACCACCAAGATCTCCCGAGAATGTGAAGTCAAGGAAGAAGATGAGTCCACTGGGGAGGCTCATAGGTTGTACAGAAACAAGATCGTTAGCGATCAAGCCTGCGAAAACGCGACGAACGATGGGGAAAGCGACAGAGGCAAAACCTTGTACATCACCAGCATTCATGGCGGATGCTTCGCGAAGAAGCTCCTTAGCTTGGTTCTCAAGAAGACGAGCCATACCGTTTTTGGAATGTTCGCTATTGAGACCCTCTAAGAGTCCGGTCTTTTCCCACTTTGAAAGTAGAGCGTGACCTTCGGCACGCATATCACGATTAACCATACCTTCGGTTAACCTTTCAATAATACCAGCCATTTTTAATATCTCCTTATAATTTTAATTAATACCTGCTAGTTTCTTCATTCTATCAGCAATTGGATCGGCAGGTTTTGCCTCTCCCCTGCTATTAGCACGAAGAATGGAAGAACGACGGTTGATCGTTTCGCTCAGTGATTGCGGTCCACGTTTAGGCGTGGACTCCACTGTGCTTTGAAGCGTTTCAAATATTGTCTTTGCTTCCGGGACAGAACCAGCTTTAGAAATCGCTTCGACAATCTTATCTTTTTGTCGCTCATTTAAGGAGGTATTTCTTAACACACGGTTCGTGTATAATAAACGAGCATTTGAAAGATTAACGCCAGTGACGCTCTCTTTTAATTGCCCAACTACGTTTTCGTAGTTTTGAAGCTTCTCTTTGAGATGGTTATTTTCAAAAACCAACTCTTCTTGAGCTTGTTTCAAATCTTCTAACTCAGTCTGGGGATCGGTGTCCGTTCTATCGGCCATTCCACGACCCAAGTGAGTCTCTTGTTCTAATCCTGTAGATCTACGGGATGCGAGTTCTTTTTCCATTGCGAACTTCTTATCTTCGGCTCTGCGGCCGGCCCAACCTGTGAGGTCGGCGCCCATGTCTACAGTAAGTCTTTCCATAACAGCATCAACGAGGGCGTCGGTATCAGTTTCTTCTTCAAGTTCTTTTTCGTCGTTAGGGCATGGACCATCTTCGCCCTCTTCTTGAACTTCAGGGTCTTTATCGTCCTCATCAAGAGAAAACTTCTCCATGATGGCATCAACGAGAGAATCCATGTCAATATCTTCATCTAGTTCTTTCTCTGCTTCTGTGTTGGCTTGGAGTGTGGCTGCTTCTGCGCCGGCCGGATCCCCTTTCTCATCAGTTACGCCGGCTGAATAATCAACCTCGGCGCCTTTGTCGGCCTCATCACTATCGTCGTCCTCAGTAAGTTCAATTTCTTCGTCTTCTTCAAGGGTATCTTCGCCTAATTCTTCTTCTAATCTCTGGAGTGTCTCGGCCAATTCGTCAAAGTTGATTTTAATTGTGGATTCTTCGCCCTCATCATCACAACCGCAAAGTTCTTCGCCTTCTGCGGCACCAAGAGGCACATCTTCGGCGGCATCGCCAGCGGGAGTAGGAGTCATACCCATAGGGTCTATGCCGCCGCCTGCGGGCGGCCCTCCAAGATCTAAGCCATCTTGTTCTAGAATTTTCTCTAAGGTTTGTTTAACCTCAGTCGAATATTTTTCGACGATGGTAGCCTCGGCATTTTTCAAGGCTGCCTCCTTAAGTGCCTTAGCATCGACGAATGCTTGCTCAAGTAAAGATGACATGTAAAAGCTCCTATAAAACAGTATTTCACTGTAAATAGTGTGCTATATGCACAAAAACCATTTTTAATGATTTTATCAGGATGCATCGTAATGATTTAGAATTGCCCACTCGTAACCGGCGGCGCCATTATATCCGAGTAATGTAATTGCATCACCCTGTTCCAACACCTTGTTGGCACTACCATCTATGAACTGAGCAGTATTGGTTGAACCAGTGACCGTGACCGCTGCGGAGCCGCCGCTCTTAACTGTTATCGTTATACCATTCAAGGCATCCGACAATTCTGGCAGATATGCATTATGAGGAGAACCTAAAACGAAGATTGCTACCCTATCTGTGGTGCCTGATATATATGTGTCGGCAGAAGTTGTTTTGACCGTGTAACCATGACGCACTGAACCGCTCAGATATGCGCTCTGGCCTACAAACATTTCTCCGCTCCCACTTACATAAAATGCAGGGTCAAGAGTGTCACTCTTGGCACTAATTAATTTTTCGTCTTTGGAGCCACTTATATTTAAGACACCTCCAAAATGAGCACCTCCACACAATACTTGACCAGAACCAGTAACTCCAAAAATTATCCTATTTCCATCGTCAGCCTTGGACTGCATTAAACACAAAACTCTGTTGCTTGTGTCTGACGGTCTTATAAACAGCATTCCGTCATTAGCACCGGTACCTCCCTTATCCCCAATCGCTAATAGCGGGGATGAGCCTGTGATATGTACTCCGCCGGAGCCGGAAATCTCTCCAGATACGGATGCATCACCGGCCACGGTAAGTGTATGGGTAGGAACGCTGACATTTATACCAACCTTGTCTCCAGAGCCATCAACCATAAGCATATGAGTATTGCTATTGCTTTCTACACGAAAATCAATCAGAGAATCAGAGCCTTGGTTTACAACAACTTCTGGCACAGCCCCATCAATTCTAAGCCCCTCTTTCATTGTTCCGGCATCATTTGTTTTAAACACAACGTGCTTATTGATTGTGTTGTTTTGTATTAAAATGTTATTGGAATCGTTAATGCCAATTTGGGCCAAATCACTACCAGCGCTGCTGCTGAAATGTATTGTAGGCGTTGCTGTTTGAATCGCCAAATTACCGGAAACGATAACATTACTTCCCACAGCGTTTAAAAGAATATTTCCATCAACACTACATGTAAGATGAGCGGCCGTGGCATTATCATCATTTGTGGTGATTGTGGTTGCACCGTGAGTGGTGGTTTGAATCTGGAAATAGTCGCCATTATCTGCTGAACTTTCAATTCTAAGATCAACGTTATTGGGCCCATCCTCAACGTCAAGCTGGATTCCGTAGTTGAAGTCGCCGCCTCCAGCTTCGAACCTTGCTGCTTGGACGAGGCTGCCGCCGTTTGTTCCGCCTTGTGCATTAATGTGCGCGCCATATACATAGGTGGTGCCGGCATCAGCAGCGTGCGTAAGCGTTGGAGTAACATGTAAACCATACATAATGTTGGTGCCATTCTCGGCAGTCGTATTATCCATGTCAAGTTGGATACCATACATGGTGTTGTCTGATGTAGAGGCGCCGGTTTTATCCCAGTCTATATTTAAGCCGACTATTGAAGCTTCAGTGGTGTCCGAGTAATTCTTGTCTAAATTAACTCCAGTAACACCGCCATCTGACTGAACATGCAGCGCTGTTGCGCCAATGGCTGCAGCATCATTCTGAATTATGAGCGCGGTCTTTCTTGTTCCTGTGCTTGATGAATCGTCATCAATATAAAGAGCGTTACCAGTTGTTAATGCGTCAGCAGATATGCGCAAAGCTTTGGCTGTTGTTATGGAATCTGCGTTGATATTAACAGCATTGTTGGTATTTTCTGCATGAACAACAGTAAGCGTCGATTTCCCCGCAGCGCCATCACCTACAACCTCTAGCACAGCAGCCGGTGCATCGGTGGAAACACCAATACTAACAGCATCATTTGCAGCGTCAACAAAAAGCATATGTGTGTCGTTCTCAGACTCAACCCTAAAATCAACATCCACGCCACTTTCATTAAAA